CCAAGTAAAGTGTTTGATGATATGTTAGAGATGGAAGAAATAGTAAATTGTGCAGATAGTATTACAGAAAAATACGATGAACTTATAGAATTTAATGAACTAAGAAATAAAGGTTATAAGTCTTATAACGAATACGAACATAAAAAAGCAATATGGTTATGCTTAATGAGTGTAAACATATTAGAAGGTGTTCGCTTTTATGTTTCATTTGCTTGTAGTTGGGCATTTGCAGAACTTAAAAAAATGGAAGGCAATGCTAAGATTATTAAACTAATTGCTAGAGATGAAAACGTCCATTTAGCCAGCACACAGCAAATGTTAAAATTACTTCCACTAGAAGATAAAGACTTTGCAAAAATAAAAGAAGAAACATATGAAGAAGTTACCCAAATGTATTTAGATGCAGTTGCACAAGAAAAAGAATGGGCAGACTATTTGTTTAAAGACGGAAGTATTATTGGACTTAATGCAGAACTACTCAAACAGTATGTAGAATTTATTGCAGGTAAAAGAATGCATGCCGTAGGACAAGAAAAAATATTTAACACAGGCACAAACCCTCTTCCTTGGACGCAACAATGGATTGCAGGTGGTAGTGTTCAAGTTGCACCACAAGAAACTGAAATTAGTTCTTACGTTATCGGCGGAACTAAACAAGACGTAGAAAAAGATACGTTTAAAGGTTTCAGTTTATAATATACAAAATTAATCCCCCACATAAATATTAGCATGTATAATTTACAAGACGATCTCGGAAAAGTAAAATCTGTTAAACTTACAAATGGTGTTGAAGTTATTGCAACATTACTGGCCGCTGAAGATGATTATATTAATTTAGGAGAGCCTAGAGTAGTTGTTATCAATGACGACGAACTTGCATTGATTCCTTATATTTTTACAGGATCATCTGAAGAAGTAGTTGTTAGATTTACAGAAGTTCAAGCAATAGTAGACACTTTAGAACAGAGTGCAAAAGATTACGAAAGCATCATAGAAGGCAAAGAAGATTAGTATAGATAAATACTAATATGCCAAGTATAGCAAGAGTTCAAACAGATAATGCACAAGGAGTCATTACAGGTCCTGGTGCTCCCACAGTAAAAGCAGACAACAAAAAAGTATCAGTAGAAAACGATAAAGTTGCTGGTCACGGAGATGCTCCTCATTCTGCACCAACATTAACATCTAATTATTCAAGCACAGTAAAAGCAAATAACAAATATGTTGCAAAAAATGGAACTATAGCCACATGTGGGCATAGTGTTAGTTCCGAATCGACTGTAAAAGTGGATTAACAAATGGCCAATTTACTTTCTGTAAGAGGCCCGCATTCAAGAAGCACTAACAACAATTTAAGAGTCCAATGGAATATGGGAAACCCATGTAATTACGAATGTAGTTATTGCCCTCCAATACTACACGATGGCTCTAAACCTTGGTTTAAAAGTCAGGTATATATTGACACCATTGAACGACTAAACATGCATTACACGGCGTTAAACAAAGTCTTAGACTATGAATTAATAGGTGGAGAAGTAACTGTTATACCTGGATTTGAAGATATTATACGCAAAATACGAGAGTCAGGAGCAAGGTCTTTAGTGTTTACAAACGGTGGCAGAACAGTTAATTGGTGGTCTAAAGCAAAGTATTACTTAGACTCTATAGTATATACATATCACCCTTTAAGCCAGGATAAAGAGCATTTTAAGGCGGTTTTAAACGAAATAAAAGACTTTGTGCATGTTGATATTAACATAGCCGGTATAGGCGGCAGAGTCGACGAATTAGGCGTCTTAACAGAAGAGATTAGAGACCTTTTTAAAGACTGTAAACGTAATAACTATGATAGTATCAGTATATGTGTTAAAACCATGTATAAGAAGTTACTAGGCGCCCGTAGTAAGCAAGAAACATATTGGGAATACACAGACAGCGAGTTAGAAGTTTTAAGCAGACCAGGTATTAAACCACGTCCTGCACCGCCACCAGATCCTAATGCTCCAGCACCTACGCCACCAGATCCTAAAACATATATGACAGAGTTTTTATATGATGATGGAACTGCGAAATATGTGCAAAATCATCAGATAATAAATGAAAGATTAAATCAGTTTTATGGTATGAGATGCCATTTAGGAACGGAAAGCCTAAACATAGATGCTACAGGTAATATGTATAGTAGTTGGTGTGGTGCAATTAATTTTGGTAATATTGCTGATAAAGAATGGAATCTTCCTGAAGTAGGTTTTGTTTGTCCATTAAGTAATTGCAATAATCTAAGTGATATATCAATTACTAAGACCGCTATCGATATGGTATAATTGTCTACCCATTAATGTTGTTAAAACATAATATACTTTCTTTTCGTATTCATAATCTAAATTAAAAGCCTGTAATTCCCAATCATCGCAAAGTGCATTAGAAAAAATTTGCATTTCTTCATAATTATAAAACACATGTCCTGTAACTGATAGATATATGTCCTCTTGTTGCTCCATTTCAAATGCTTTTGCATTAGGTAATACAAAATTATCAGGATTGTCTAATATACTTTTACCTTTTATTTTTTTAACAAAGTGCTTGAGGTAATGATACCCTTGTAAAGATTTTTCTAGTGTAGGTTTGTTCGAATCCACAGTATGCACATCATACAACCATTTACCTTCTTCATTAACAATGTTACTCATGTCTCCAGCAATACAATCTCCATCGTGTTCATACACTTTGTCGAAAAGTTCTTTCATGTATTTTAAATCTAATTTATTATGTTTAAATTTTATAAACTGTATTTGTTTATTTTTAACAGCATCAATATTATCCTTAACAATTTTCCAATCAGCATTTAAAAATACTTTATCAACAATTCCTGTTGTTTTAAATACAAAATATGCTCCTAAGTCACTAAGGCTTTTATATAAATTAATATCGCCCATACCATATGTTACTATTGTAGATGATATGTGATGGCTTGTTAAAAATGATACAACTTTTTCTATATCTGTGTAACACATAGGATCGCCAAAAACAGAAACAAAGTCTACATGATCAATGTCATTTAACGATGAAATGTAATCTATAAGAGAATTAGAATCTAGTTGATAGTTTATATTACGTTTGCCAAATCTATGGTTTACCCATTGTCCTTGTGCTGACAAAGGATTAAATACTATCGAATCAGTTGTTGTGTCTATTATTAAGTTCATAAAAAAAGCACTAATATTTAGTGCTTCTTTTAAATGTTTTTTAGAACTATTGGTTACGGTTTCTGAGGTCCTGTTGGAGCCACAGCATATGATATAACTGCTTCGTAATCATTTGCTTCATCATCGTAATAATATTCGTCTGCAACGTTTAGATCGTTAGCATTACCGCCATTTGCGTAAACACCAATTGAATATTCTTCAACTATTGTTTTACTGCCTACTGTTCCTTTAACTGCAAAGTTGTATATGCCTGGTGCTATACTATTTGGAGCAAGTGTTGAATTGGATGTATCTGCTGTAACTATACCAGTGCCTGTATTAAATGTCATCCATGGTGACAAAGGACTAAAGTCAATTACTGCAACATTACTTGCTGAACCACTTATGTTAATGTTTACATTTGCACTTGAACCATATTCAATATCAAATAATCTACCTGATGGATGTGATGCAAATGAAACGTCTGTTGATTGTGGAGCATAAGCAAGTGAGAAACTAACATTTCCTGAATCTAATGATTTGCCTGAATCAAATGTTAAGTCAGTATATTTTAAAAGTGTAGTAGTGCTGTCTGAAGAGTTTGAAGTCTGCCTTGCGTAAATATGCCCTTCTGTTACTAATGTTGATTTAATTTGGTTTGCAGATTGTGAACTATATATGTCAATATATTGAGCACAAATACCTGATGTAATTGCAGTAGAAACAGAAGTTCCGTCTTGCCATACATAGTTTGCAACATTACTGCTGTCTGCAATCATTACGTCTTTACCTATTGCAAAGATATCAAGTTTAGCATTTGTATTAACTGATCTTTCTAAATCAATATTTGCTGAGGTATTAACAATTGGTCTATTAGTAATATCCATTACTTTATAACTATTATCTATAGCACCTACAGTAATAACTGTATCTAAACCACCCGGTGTAAAGTTATCTACTTCACCACCATCATTACCTGCGGCCGCTATAACAATAAGGCCATCATCTAACATATCATTAAGAGTATCATCAATTAATTGGCTCTTAGTCATAGTAAATGGCATACAAACAACTTTTGGATCTGAGGCATCGTTTGCCGCATGGTGAACTGCGACTGAATCTAAAGCAGAAACAACTTCACCAACTGATATGTTTCCTGCTCCTTCGTTAAACATTTTGACATTAAACAAAGTTGCATCTGGAGATGCACCTATGTTGTCACCTACTATAAGACTTGCCATTGCTGTTCCGTGGCCATTTGTGTCTGCAAAGCCAGTTGCAATAGATGTATTATATAGGTTTGTGATAGTTGAACTACCGAATTCGTTATGTGATGCATTAATTCCTGTATCTAATAGGTAAATCTTTGCATTTGTTCCTGTGCTTTGAGGACTCCATGCAGGTGCCCCACTTGCGTCAATGCCGTGTTGTTTAAGAAAAGTGTTGTTTGCCGTTGCTATAGATAAGTTACTTGTAACTTCATCTGCTTCTAACTGACTACTTTTCAATCCGTTAATTGCCGCAACTTGTTCCTGTGTTCCTTCAACTTTATAACTTCCTAACATTTTATAGTTAGTTGTTATCGATGCACCGGCATTAGTAATAGCAGTATTACATTGATCAGATGTAGAGTGAACTGCCTTATTAATTTTGATGATATATGATGCCATTTAAAACTCCAATTGTAAGTTTGATATTATAAGTATATTTATCACTATTTAGAAGATAATTTAACTTACTTGGTATTTATATGAATTTCACTTTAGGACACCCAAATTCTGTTTTACTACAGGACCGTATGTGTGTTTACACTATTAAAAAGCCTGAAGATAATTTATCTCTATTAGAAAGATATCATAACGAATTAAAAGAATTCGATGGTTGCACCTTGATGTTAAGTGGCGGAACAGACAGCCAATTTATGTTAAGACTGCTAACACATTTTAACATAAAATTTATACCAATTACATATAAAACAACATGGAAAGGCGGTGTTGTAAATACTGACGATGTAATATATGCTCAAGAAGTAGCAAACAAATTTAGTCTTGATTTAGAGGTTATAGATTTTGATTTAAAAGAATTTTACGACAGCAACCAACACATGAGAGTTGGAAAAAAGTTTAATACATCTAGTCCACAGGTTGCTATGCATTTAGAATTTATAGACAGATATATACCCCCTAATAGCAAACTGGTTATGGGCGGCGACATGCCTTACTTGATCTATAACCAAGCAGGTAGTGAACATAACAATTATACTGGATTAGACTATTTGGTTGCAGAGACTCCTAGAATATTAGTTAATACTATAAAACCTTATCATAATATTTGTGAAAACAAAGGCATACAGTTTATTAAAAACATATCTTATTGCTCTCCTGAAGCAGTATATCAAATATTAGATCAGCAAATCAAAATAGTAGAAGAACAAAAAATTCATGTAGAGTTTAACGACAAAGAGCCTCAATTCAGAGAGATGTTAGAATTTAAAAAAGCAGTTTGGAATTCTATAGTGCCGGGCGATATAAACACTCTTATGAAAGTTGGCGGCTTTGAAAGACTTAAAAAGTTTCTTGCAATTAAGTCAGGTATATACAACCACTATGATAAACTATACCGAGAGCCTATGCAAGTATATGATGATAAAACTAAAGTAGATGGTATCAGATATAAACTCAAAATCGATGATGCTACTAAACAACTTTCACAACGTTTCGAAGATGCAATAAAAAAATCTAATAGCAAATGTATCAACGGATTCCATTTTGACTTCTAATTACCCTATTATCTATAGGATTTTAAATAACCAATATAAATAGATGTTATAAACAGATATAACCTAAAGTTATAGAGTTTTTTAATTACCTCCTTACATTTTAATCTATCTTAATTAATGTGCAGTTGATTTTGAAAGAGGTTATGTGTAATACAAATAGATATAACATGAGTAAACAAACAATCACAAAAGTAAAAGACAGAGCAGAACTTTTTACATTAATTAGCATGTTTTTGTTTAGTGTTTTAGCACTAACACCTGCAGTATAATGAAATTACCACTCTGTTACATGATTCTACTATTCGCCGCACATACTGATAGCATTGCGGGAATATTACGTGGATTAAAAGATGTTTCAAAGACAGATTATATTTTAGTGCCCAACGATAAAGAATAATGAGAGAATTAGGAATGGTTTTATTAGGTTGCTTTGCAATCTTTAGTTTCTTTGCGTTCAAAATTCATCCATCATTAGAGTATAGTGGATACAGTAGTAATAATTCATGCACAGGCGAATGTTATGCTCAATATGTAGCACTTAATGGCACACCAGCAGAGATAGAACAAGCCAAACGTGCATTAGCAGAAGGTGATCCTTTTAGCAGTATAAGAAGTTTATGGTCAGGTTGTGCCGCATGTCACGGAGCAGACGGTGGCGGTGGAATAGGTCCAATGTTAGCAGGACAAAGTTCAAGTGATATTATTAGTAAACTTACTACATACAAAAACAATGGAACAATAGGAAGCCAGAGTGCTCTTATGTGGGGACAAGCGGCTATGCTGTCTGAAAAGGATATAGAAACAATTGGCGAGTTTATACAAGCCGGACTACCAGGGAAATAATGGAAAAACAAATTTACGACCCTTTATGGAAAAGATGGAAAACAGTTGAGCCTGAAGTTGTTGCTCCTGTTATAACAAGTGGCTACGAACAACAATTAGAACTACAATTAAATAAAACTGTAGATGCAACACCAGAAGATGTTCGCAAATGGCAAAACGGTGGTGACTTCTTTATGACGGGTGACTTTGATGCAATGAAATTTTTTGTTGTAATACCAGCAGTTATACAAATTGTAGTATTTTTTATGATGTTGGCTGTAATGGCTTTAAATGAAATAATGTTTTAATGATTATAGAAGCATTAAAGGCCGTTATTGGCGTAGGCAAGAAAGGCCGTGATGTTGAAATTACACCTCTTCGAATTCTTATTTTTGCTTTTTTAGTTGCGTCTATATTTTTAGGATTTATAAGTTTATTACTCACTATGGTTAGTTTTCTATACTAATCGGCACATAAATATCTAATGTGCATAAAGTTTTAAAAAATATTTTTACAGAACAACAATGTGACAGTTTAATAGAAACTGTTAGCAGTAATACATTGTCTGAAAAAATTATTTCAAACTCTGGCGAAAAAATGTCACGAGCATATTTAAACGAGAAATGGCAATATTTTTTTACAAGATTATTTAGAAAAGAAATACAAGAACATTTTGATATTATAAATCAATCTTTAATTGATTATGACATAGTAAGTTTTAGAACCATGCATTACCCCAAAGGCGCATCTATTGGAAGGCACACAGATAGTTACATGAAACAAGATGGAGAAAGTAACACAGGATTAATCATTCAACTTACAGAACCAAATGTTTATAAAGGTGGCTATTTGAGAATGTCTAATGAATTGATAGAGTTAAACAAAGGAGATGCTGTATTATATTCTTATGATACACCTCATGAAGTTACAAAAATAAAAAGCGGAGATAGGTGGATAGCCAGTATTAGGTTACTTCTAAAAAGATAAATACATACATAACACAATATTGTGCTTAGGTAGTAGGAGTAACAACATGGCAGTTAAAGATATGAGTTACCGCGAACGCGGTTTACTCTTGAGTATGTTCGCTCATCAATGTTATAGCGAACCAAAAGAGTTATTGAAGAAGAGACCAGGAATAGTAGACTTGGCACCTCTTAAAAAGTTTTTAAACAAACCCCTTCCTCCAACATACATAGATGTTGAAGGCGCACAGGCGTATGTAATGAGCGACAGCAAGGATGTCCTTATTGCATGTAGAGGAACAGAACCCACGCAACTTAATGACGTATTAGCAGACTTAAAGACGTTTCCTGTTAAGCATCACTTAGGTGGTAGAGTTCACAGAGGCTTCTATGCAGAGTATGATAAAGTTATACCAGGCATCAAAGAAGCATTAGCAAAACACGATAAAAAAGGCAACAAAGATATTTGGGTATGCGGACACAGTTTAGGTGGAGCAATGGCTCTGCTAGTAGCAGTAGAACTTAAACCAAGTGGTGGTTGTCATACATTCGGTCAACCCAGAGTAGGTAATGCAGAATTTTTAAAAGTTATCGACTTTCCATATTACAGATATAGAAACAACAATGATATAGTTCCAGGTGTTCCGCCATCATGGTTATTCTTTAAACACGGTGGTGTTCTAAGATATATTAACAGTCATGGTAACATCAGAGTAGCAACATACTGGCAAAGATTTAAAGACAAGTGGAGAGGATTTATCAATGCGGCCAAGCAAGGTAAATTCTTTGATCATGTTTTAGATCACAACATGGGTGCATACCATGAGTATATATCTAACATGGATGAGTCGGGCGAACAGTTACCAAAGTAGGTATATAACTTTTTTCACTGCTATTGATAAATATTAGCATGTCAAAAACACCATACGAAATAAGATTAGACTTAGTTAAAGAAGCAAGAGAAATACTTCAAGCAAAGGCTAAGAATCCAGAAGATATGCCCTCAACCGATGACGTGCTCAAAGAGGCTGAACGCCTTAACGAGTTTGTATCAAAAAAACCATTCCAAGAAAGATAATCCAATTAAATAATACTACTTGAGCCACTATAGCTCAGATGGCCAGAGCAGGGGTTTTGTAAACCTCAGGTCGTCCGTTCGAATCGGACTAGTGGCTCCATAACGTTGCAATAGCAACAGGATAATAAAATGGTAAAAGCAAAAGCGAAAGCAAAAACAACAGCGAAAGCAAAAAAAGTAGTTGATACTAGTTTTGATTGGACTAAAGTTGGCGACAACGTAATGAAAAATGCACAAGAAATTAGTGCTAACATTATGAAGAATGCTGAAACAATCGGTAAAAATGTTGCCGCTAATTCTAAAACAGTAGGCGACAGAATGTCTGCATACTTGAATAGACGCAGTTAAGTAGACAGGGGCCATAGCTCAGATGGGAGAGCGTCTGGTTTGCAACCAGAAGGTCCGCGGTTCGATCCCGCGTGGCTCCACCACTTTTTAGGAAAAATATGAAACTAAACACACTAGACAATAGATGGGACAATCAAATTGTAAATTACGATTTGGAAAAACATAACTGGCGTCAGTATTTCTTAGACGCAGTTCAAGAAAAATATCCTCAAATAAAAACACTTGAAACTACCCATGAAGTTATGGACCCAAAAGACTTAAATGACTTTGCATGGGACATACAACGCATTTGTAAAACAGAAGAATTTGCAAGAAAGTTAGATGACTTTTTTGAAGATGTTATATCACCACAGATAGACGGTGAGGATTTTATGATACAAGACGTAGTAGGTTTGCGTATGGTAATACCTGATCAAGCAAAACATGGTAGAACCCTAAACTTTCATCAAGGCATTTGGTTTGGACATGGTCCAGGTATGTATAGTATTTGGACACCTCTCACAGAAGCATGGGACACGAACACTATGCAAATACTTCCGTGGGAAGAAAGCAGAATGATTACACAAAAGACTTATGATGAACAATTAAGTTATCAAGAGATACAAGCATTGTGTTTAGAACATTCAATCCCTTGCACAACATCTCCAGGACAAAGTTGGCTATTCCAACAAGGACACATACACGGAAACGTAAACAACGATACAGATATTACACGTTGGAGTTTCGACACAAGGATTTTAGTTAAAGGCGGCAATTATGGTAGACGTAGACCAGGTGCTTACTTTAGACTATTTAGGAACTACAGACAGTCTATTAGTAATGTAGACACAAGTAGGACATGGATTAACTACATTGACATGAACAGTCGTTTTTGTAAAACAACACCATTCTTTATCACAAGCATACAGATGGATAAGTTTTGTAAAGACGTAGGCATTGTGCCAGTAGACTATCCATTAGAATTAAGTTTTTGTCATTGGGAACCAATGCTAGAAGACTTTATAAAAGACCCTAACATAACTGGCATAGTATTGCCAAGTATATTAGGAATAACAGAAGACAAAGAAAGACGAGATTATCTATTCAATTTAGCATTAACTAATGATACACATTTACTTTTTGCTGATGAGAGTATATACTTAAACAATGACTCAGAATTAAACTATATTAATGCGATTTTCGAATATATAAACAATGAAGAAGATCCAGATTTATTATTAGGACACACAAGGTAAAAAAATGGCCAAAAAGAAAAAACCCCAACAGAAAAAAGCAGTATCAAAGACTCCTGTAAAGCAAGATTCAACACCTGCTGAACAAGATTCTTTGTATCAACTTTTAGATTCAAAAATTGAAATTCCTTTATCAAATTTAAGGAACAAACATATCTTTATAGCAACACCTTGCTATGGAGGTCAACTAGGAGAACCTTATTTTAGAAGTATGATGAGGTTTGTAATTTTATGTGGTAAGTATAATATTCAATATACTGTTAGCACATTAGCAAACGAAAGTCTCATTACAAGAGGTAGAAATACACTCACAAGTTTCTTTATGGAAAATGAAGCGGCAACACATTTGTTCTTTATTGATGCAGATATCGAATTTAATCCAGAAGATATATTAAGAATGGTTGCTTATGATAAGCCTATTACAGTAGGTGCTTATCCTAAGAAAGCAATTAATTGGACAAGCATATTAGGTGCCGCAAGAAACCCAGATATGAATGAAGATGCAGAAACTATTGAAGGACATAGTTCAAACTATGTTGTAAACTTTGACTTCTTAAAAGATGCAGATGGTAATCCAACTCCACAAGTGCAAGTATCAGATAATCTTGTAAAACTAAAAGACGGTGGAACAGGATTTATGTGTATTAGAAAAGATGTCATACAACAAATGTTCGATAAACATTCAGACTTAAAATATGTTAATGATATTAATGTT